GCATAGTGAGCATTCAACTTAGCTTTAACTTGATTTGCCCATGTGATTGACGAAGCCAAGTCAGAAGCGTTAGTTGCAGCTACGATATTCAGACCATCTGCCAAAGGATGAGAAGCGGTTAAAATGCGGTGAGCATTGTAATCGCCTTTCATTTCATTCAACAGCGTATTGGCTGAAGTTTGATCTGTAGCGTCAGCAGAAGTTACAACGTTAGTTGCATCTGCGGCAATGTGGCAACCTACGCCAGTTGAAGCGCTGCAAGCGCTGGCAATGTGTAAGTTGTAAGATGCTTTGCAGGCATTGGCTAAGACAAGAACCGTAGCAAGGTCCGAAGAATCAGCAGTTGATATTGCCGTTGAAGCGTCCGCATGAAATACTAAGCCAGCGCGAAGATTTAATAAATCAGCGCGAAGCAAATTATGTTCAGCAACAAGTTCAGTAGCTTGTAATTTTGAAAGGTTTCTAATTGATGTAGACATTATTTATCCTTTCAAGATTAGGCAATGTTAAGACGAACGCCGCAAGCATTAGGACGATCAACGCAAAGCTGAAGATAAGACTTCATCTGTGCTTTATCGCTATCACCAGTCTTAGCGAGCATTTCTAACTGGAATCCGAATGGTAATGGACCAAATCCATCGTCGCCCATTACTTGCAATATTTCATCGCTCATTCCAGGAATGCGAGCTAAGTCCATTGGAAGAGTTTCCAAACGAACATGCTCAGTATTCAAGTAATATATTTTGCCGTCAGTAGCGTCTACGTCTTCAACGAATACGCAACCGTCAAAATGAATACCGCCAATTCCACCTTCAAGGCTGAATTTACCAGCAGCGGAGGTTACGTCTTTAACTACAGAGAACTGATATTGTTTGAGAGGATCAAACAAAGCAGCCATCTTAGCTAATACGTTAGGATGAACCATTGCAACGTCTGGACGAGATCCAGAAGCAATTAAGATCGCCTGCAAATCAGAGCGAACCTGAGCAAAGGTTAATGCAGATGCAGGACCGCCAGAGTTAAATAAGCTTGGTTGCCAGTAGGTCTTAGTACCTTTATCAATACCAGCATAAGTATTGGAGATAGAACCAATAGCAACGTCTAATCCAGCGATTAACGTGCCGGTTCCAGCGCCTGTATAAAGAGCACCGTTGATGGTCTTAGCTAGAGCGCTTGCGCCGTTGGCCATATTGCGCGCCCATAATTCTAAGTTACCGTCAGGAGTTAAAGAACCTTGCGCGGTAGCCTGAGCTAAGCCGGAAACGTGGAAGTTAGCGCGATAGTGCGCCCAATTTAATAGCGCCGTATCTTGGCTATCAGAACCAAAGTTTGCAGCGTCTGCACCTTCAGCATAGTTTTCAACTACAATGCCGGTGTTTTCAGCTACGAAAGCTACGTTCTTACCAGCGCCTTTACGTAAAGGAATCATCTTAGCAAGAACAGATTGTCTGTTGGCTTGACGAACGATGTTACCTTTGAAATTTTGCGCTAGAACAATTAATGCGAGAGTTTGAAGAGTATCAGCCATTGTATATCCTTAAGAATTAAGTTTTGCTCAGACTTACGATTTAATTGAAAGACCAAGTTTTTGAAGTAAAGCAGCCGCTTGCGCAGCGTTAGGTTTAACTTCCTCGCCAGAATGGCTAGAAGGCATTTGAATATTGCCGAAAGAAGTTTTTGCAGGAGTAGATTTAGAGACAGGAGCAGGTAAGAATATTGAAGCGTCTTTGCTCTTTAAGTATTGTTTAACGCCTTCATTGATATCGATTTCAGAATCATCATCAGAGCGGAAAGTCATTTGACCATCTTCTCCAACAACAACCTTTTTATCCGCGTGGAATATTAACTTAGCTACGTGCTCAATTGCTTCAGGCTTAACTTTTCCGCTAAGCATTGATTTCAATTGACCATAAGCTTCTTTCTCGCGCATTGATTTAGATTGAGCTGCAACAGCTAAATCTTTCTCTTTGATTTGTTTCTGCATTGCTTCCAATTGTTTTTGGAGCGCTGCAACTTCAGGACTAGCGGCGCTTGGCTTATCGATTGCTTGCGCAACCTCTGCCTTTGGCTCCGTTAATTTATCTCGAAACTGAGTCAATGATTGCTCCAGCATTTCAGCGAAGCGTTTTTCACTTCGTTTGGAATTGCCTAAGAGAGCTGCATTAATCAGTTCGTGAATGCGAGATTCAGTTAATTGTTCGGAAATATCTTTATCTTCTTTGTCGTTTGGCATTTTGTCTCCTTGAATCTTCGATTGGCCAGCCAATCAAAGAAGGTCTTCTGCTTGGCATTGATAAATCAATGCACTCCGGCAGCCGGTTGGTTAAATGTTATTAGTTCTTTGTTGAATATCGGAAATTAAACAAAAGGCGCCCGAAACGCGGCGAGTAAGCCGCGCCAAGGAAGCGCCTGGAGAGCCAACAGCGCCGCGAAGCTCCGGCAGCTCCTGGAGGAACGCCGGCAGCTCAGGAGCGCTTAGGAAGCGCCTGGAGAGGCGCTCAGAGCGCTTAGGCCGCGTCTTTCGGACCGGCAGCGCCGGCAGCTCCTGGAGGAACGCCAGAGCCGCCAGGAGCGCCAGGAGCGCCGCCAGGCAGAGCGCCTGGCGGTTTGGCGCCGTTTGGAGGTGCGACCGGCAGAGCTTCGATCTTGGCTGCCATGATTTCCGCTCGGATATCGTCTTTGATATCTTGCGAAACGTGAGGCAATAAAGTTTCAGCTACCTTAATAGCTAATTCTTTCTTGAATATATCACTTGGAATGTTTAATCCTTGAGCTATCAATGCTACGTTAATTACCTGCTCTGAATCATCTACATTGAAATGATCCATTCCTTCAATTGAGAAGGTTACGCCGGTATCACCGCGAGCATCGCTAACTAATTCATAAATTTCTTCAATGAATCCTTTAACCAAGTCAGCATAAGAGAATAAGATTACTTGAGTTGCTTCAGAATCCTTAGCTTTAGATTCTCCAGAGCGTTTCATTGTGCCTGGAGTATTATCAACTGCCAAAGCCATTTGAAGAGCTAAGCGGTGAATCTCATCTTTGAATGTTCTAACTCTGTTGGCCATTTCAGTAAATGAATCAGTAGCTGGAGTAATCCAACTTAATTCTTCATCTTTACCAATCATTACTCCGAAACCATCGGAGCTTTTGATTAAGGCGCCGCTGTCTTTATCATCAGTCTTGAATACTGCCGTAGGATAACAAGAGCGCCTCATTGACCAACCAAGGCCGTTATTCATTCTGAAATGCTCGATTTGAGCATCAGCTAATCTATTAACCAGCCACAATCCAACAGGTAATCTAAGGCAGAGAAGAGGAACGCGGTTAAATCCGTGCGCCTTAACTCCTAAGCTTGGAATTATTGAATCCTTGGCTGGAGGTTCATTTTCTTTATAGGTTACCTGGAATGTTTCAACATTGGATTGATCATATATCTTCCACGTTTCAGTAACCATGTTTCGCTCTGAGCGTGGATCCAATCGGTTCTTCTCAATTTTATGAGTTATGCACCAAAGCAATTGACCGAATGAATCTACCTGCCAATCCAGGACATCAGAGGCATCAATTGAATTAAGCCATGCTCGGCCTAATCCTCTATCTTGATATTCCAATAAGCTCTCTGGAGGAGGAGCGCCATCATCAGGCATTTCTGCAATTAACCAAGCCGCGCCTTTAACTAGCGCGCAGGTAAACAGTTTATGCGTGAATGTAACTAAATCTGAGCCGTTAAGATCACAATCCTCTTTGAACTCAGTATAAAACTCATCGATGCTTTCCGGCTCTGAACGAACTACGAAAGGAGAAGAGAACAACTGAGAAGAGAATTGGTTAACCAGCGTGTTGATATAGGATTCATAGCTGGCTTCTTTTTGGCGCAATTGATAAGTATCGTTGCCTTCAAACAAGTTCTTGTTTAAGAATAAAGCAATGTTCTTGTGGAAGGTCTTTCCACCTTCATACAATGCCTGATACTTCGTGAACAACTCTGGCTCACATAAACAGTTTTTCTGTGAGAGGATGTTTAGTTTCATGAATGACCTTATCTGTGTTATTAATGTAAGCCATTGATTAATGGTTACCAATTGTTAGTTGATTCATCTGAGCAGATGAAATCTGCGATTAGAATGAAGAGAACCGAAAAGGTATTGAACCTCTAGCTGGACTCTTAATCATATCTGAGAATAAGTGAGTTACCGCCCAGACTAAAGCATCCATTCTATCTGGCGATTTAATCTGATTCTCTTCCTGCATTGTTTCGTCAACCTTATCTTTCTTCTTGCCTGAATAATTGCAAAGCTGGTCCTCTAAGATATCTAGCTCTGAGTCTTTGGCGCAATGATAGAACCTGCCTTGCTCATATAGCATTGCTACCGGTTCAGCTCTAACTAGCTTGCCTTTGGTTGCTCTAACCAATTCAACATTAATTTTTGGATCGCAATTGTGAATCATTGACTTAACCATATCTCCACCTTGATTGCTCTCTGCTACGATTTGCTTGCACTTATATTTATTGTGCAGGCTTACCGCAATTGACGCCCATTCATTAGGTGAATACTTGCCTGATTGATCATCTAATACGAAGCCTTGGCCAGCATAGTTCCGGCCAACAACTACAATGCCAGTTTCATCTGACTTAGCAGTATTGGTAATCGCTGGATCAACAGCCACGACAACATGCTTTAATTGAGTCTTAAGGTAAGTATCCTTGAAGTCTTTGGTTAATTTCAATCCTCTATCAGTGAGCTTCTGTTCTTCCTCTCTAATGAATGCAGAGAAGTCTTTAATCATCTCACGTTTCCATAAGCCTCCTGAGATATCGTCCAATAGGTCTCCGCTCAGCTCCTGAGCACCTAACCTAGTGCCATCATATTTCTTATGAAGGTTGTTCCTCGCCTGCTTATTGAGGCTTAGGTTTTCATCTGTATTACCTCTGACTCTAACGCAAGTGCCATAATCACCATTGATGATCTCTCTTAATAGCTTGTTAGTGGCAATGGCTGGAGTAGTGGTGATTAAGCATTTAATGTTCTCACCTTTCCTAAGACAGAACATTAACTGATCAAAGAACTGTGCTGGATATTGAAACTTGGCAAACTCATCTATCCAAGCAATATTGAGGTTCAATCCTCTAAGCTTGTTAGGTGTTTGGCCACCTTGGATAACGTGAGCAATGCAGCCTGATTTCCAGGTAATGAGTTTCTTATTAGAGGAGTAGATAGGCCGGCTCTTCTCTGGATACATAGCCAGGATAGCAGCAACCATGGTTCTCTCTGTCTCCTGGTAGACATCGCCAAAGATACCAATCTCTAGCTTCTTACCTTCCTTGGCAGCTCTGGCTTCTTCTTCCTTAATCCAACCAGCGCCGGCAAAGGTCTTGCCAAAACCTCTACCGCAACCAATTAACCAAAAGGTCCAATCACCTTCTGGCGGTAGTTGCTTAGGTCGTGCATTGAAGCGGAAATCATACTTGAGATTCTCTATCTGAGCTTTAGAGAGCTTGGATAAGAACTCATAAGCAGCCTCTTTATATTGAGGCAATTGGAAGCGTTGATTAATAGATAATAGCTCTTCATCAATAGTTAATAGTTCATCTAATGTATTGCTCATTCGTTCTCATCTTTCTTCTTCCAATCAAACCTATGAATAATCTCATTGTAATCAACTGATTCAACTGGCTTCTCTTCTTCTGTATTGATGCCTTTAATCTTGAATGATAGCTCTAACAATTGTTTCATCTGGCCAATGGCTTGCAGCTTTAATCTCTGGTCACCTTTCTTCTTAGCAATATCAATTGTAGCTTGGCAATCTGCAATAATACCTTCCATGATATTTAAGTCATTGGTCAACAGCTTCTCAATCAACGGCTTAATGGTTTGCTCTGCCATCTCTGTTCTAGTGCTACGGCGCCGTTTAAGTAACCTGGAGATTGATACGTGAGAATAAGTAATACCTTTAGATTCGAGCAACCATGTTTGAGTATCTCTAAGTGATATACCTGCGGCAGAACGTTCTTGAATCTCTAATATTATCTGTGGAGTTAGCTTTGACATAATGTGTCCTATTGTTTGATTGTTCTAAGGAAGTAAAGGTTAAGGCAACTGGCAGCTTTGGCCATTGCGCCGGCAGTGGTAACCGGCGCAATGGTTACCAGTAAATTCAGTTACCTGGATCTTTAATGATCCACTAAACACTGAACTAATAGCTATGTAGGTTTGTGTCATCTAGTTGACATAATCCAACTTATGCGAACAACTGAATATTGTTGACGCCGTAAGTATTGGCAATCATTGAAGAATAATCTGTTCAGCTATCAATGTGCTGCTCAGTGGATCTTTAATGATCCAGCAATCTTCAGATTATGCGGCGGATTGTCGAAAGTTCTTGATTCCTCTAGTTGAATGAAACCGGCAGCTTGCTGGATCTTTAATGATCCTGGTATATTGATGATCCACCTAGCGGGCGAAATGATAATATAGAGGAGTCAATTTTAATAATCATGCCAGCGAAGTTATTTTATGGAGGAATTATAGTATGGATGTAATTATGCTGTATGTATAATTACAGTGAGAACGGATTCCGCCAATAAATAATGTAACAATCGCTTGACAAGTGGTCTTGGCACGAAAATCGCCAAATATTAATCTAGCTTTAATCTATCCTCTATCCTGGCTAGGTATCATCTAACCAATCCTCTAACGCTCCTATGCATCAGAGAGCAAAGCTGCCGGTGTATCGATATTCATTCTCTATACGCTCTCACTGCTACTTAATAACGAGCAGGTTGGTGCTTATGCTTTGTTATTCTCTTATGTTTATTGATTCTCTTTATTGCTTCTTCTATCAACAACTTTAACATTAGTTTTACCAGTGTTCCTACCAGTGCATTGATCAATATTCTTTGAATTGGTTGTTTCATCTTGTTTCTTTATGTTGCGCCGAAATTATAGAATTATGTAATGCGTTAAGGTCTATGACTTTGTAGGAAAACGTGGTATAGCCGGCGTCTATGCCTTCTGGTCCTCCCGCTGGATACGTGCTGTTTCTCTCGACCGTCGCTCAAATCGCGGCAGCTCTCCTGGCTGTGCTGTTGAGCCGGAAACGTTCGGAGCATCGCGCTATGGCTCTCTTCCTGAGCGCCGTTGCCATCTCCAATCTCGTGCTGGTCGGATTCCTCCTGGCCGGTTCTCCCGTTGCAGCTCCGGCGCTTCCTTTCGTTGGAATGGCCAGAGTTACCTTTCATATCAGGCAAGCCTTTTATATTGTTTGGAGCTTTGGCTTAATGGCTTCCTTCACGGCCATCTTTACCAAGTCCAAGACCAAGTTGTTTCTTTACGCTTATGTGATTGCCGTTCTTGTGCTGGTCTGTGGATACTCGACCATTCACGGCGCTGTATTGGTTAAGGCTTATTATGCCTTGGAGATTGTTGGAATCTTGGTATCTGCCGGAATGCTTATCCAATGGTCTTGGCGGCGCGAATCGCCTTCCATTACTCATGGAACGGCAATCATGCTTCTCTTCTGCGAGGTTGCAGTTCTTATTGGACCTTGGCAGAATGATATTTATGCAGGTTGGAATGTAGCTCGATGGATGTATCTAGCTACCTACGTTGTTCTAAGTGCCATGCAAGGAGGTATGCTGTGGCGGCTTTCCAAATGATTCTGTCCGCTATTGTTCTTGGCGGATTTGCGATTATATTTTTTCAGCTTCAAGCTATCGATGCTCGCGCTCAGGAGCACAACGCTAAGCTGATGAATGCGATCCTTGGATTGCGGCAGCGCGATCGAAAAGAGCTGTATAAAAAACTCTTTGGCGAAGGTGAGTTGGCTTGTGCCATTGCTAACGCGGCAGCTCTTGATAACATTGAGGCGGATAAGGCTAAGCAGGTAGCTAAGCAGACGATTAAGAAGTCTGGAGCTACTCTAGAGCTGATGTTGGAAGAGGAATCGGATAGTGATACTTTGGTAGTTAGTCCTGACGGTAAGCATCGAGTAGTCAAAGGAATGGAAGGCTTTGTTGGTCCTCACTTCAGACCGGCAAAGAATCCTGCTAACTATGAAGTGACGATTACGCGGAAACGCGAAACGCTTCCTCCTGAAGAAGAGGAAGCTACGCGCGAAGATACTCCTGACGCTAAGAAGCGTTGAGAGCCTCTACAAGCCAGCGCGGATTAGCCTGGCTTCAGATACTGCAAAGCAGTCAACATCTATAAGCTCAGGTTCCAAGTGCAAGGCTTGGATCATACCTTCAGTTATCTTGAAGGTTTTGGAGCTAGATAACTCCTCTTTAGTTTCAG